GGCGTCCTGCAGGTTCAGGCGATGATTGAGGAGTACGGGCCAGTCCCTTTTAGCGTGAGCTACGTCTTGGCGACCGGCTACTGGAACGACAGCGCTCCGTGGGATGACAGCCAACCGTGGAAGGATGGGCCATGACGCTGACGCTGCTCAATGACGGCGACCTCGGCGGCTTGGCACGGAGCAAGATCAATGCCGGGCTGACGCTGCGCAACAACGTCAGGATCCTCAATGTTCTCGACTTCGGCGCAGCTGGTGATGGCCTCAACGATGACACCGCCGCGTTCCAGAACGCCATCAACGCCGCCGCTCCGGTCAAGGGCCGCATCATCGTTCCGCAGGGATCGTATTCGGTCGGCGCCCTGACCATCGGCACGGAAGGCCAGCGTTATTCCTGCGAGATCGTTGGCGATAGTTGGCATGGCGATCTCGGCCAATCGAACGTCGGCGGGGTTAAGCTGACGCTGAAGCCAAACACCAACGACCACCTGTTCACAATCGCATCGACCGCCGCGCCATGCCGGTTCGAGAACCTCTATATCGATGGCAATCGCGCCAACCAGACGGGCACGTCATCGGCGTTCCACTTCACCGACTACACCACGAACGCCACCAAGGCGCGGTCGGGTCATTTCTACAACGTCAGGATCGAGTTCTTCCGCACCCATGGCATCAACATCGGTTTGCTGCGCAACGCCGGAACTATGGATCGCGTCACGATCCTGAACGTCGGCAATGCCAGTGTGGGTGCCTGCGTGCTGATGGGATCGTGCAACGATTGGCGCTGTGATCGCTGCGACTTCGGCGGCGCTGCGACCAACGGCATCTGGATTACCGGCGGCGGATCGAGCGTCTGGACGGCCTGCAACAGCTTCGTCAATACCAATGCCGGCATGAAGATCGACAACACGGCGCTGGATAACTGGTTCATCGGCTGTTCGTTCGATACCAACCAGCAGGTCGGTGCCAACTTGGTTGGATCAACCCAGGCGGTGGCAACGTCGAAATACGCCCGCGCCTTTATCAATTGCCGGTTCAACCAGAATGGCCTGCAGACCGACAACACCTATTCCGACATCAAGCTGACGGATGAGTTCGGCGCGCTGTTCGTCGGCAATCACTTCCTACGCGGCACGGATATCGGCACAGGCGGCAACCTGCCAAAGTACCATCTCGAAATTGCCGGCACGACTGACAACGTCATCTGGGCCGGGAACCTGTACCAAACCGTCGCTCCGATCGGATACCGAACGGCAGCGATCAGCGATCCTTCCAAAGTAAAGTCTCGCATCGCCGGTCGCATCAATGCGGCCGATCTTCCGACATCAACAACGGGGTTGGTATCCGGCGATCTGTGGGTCGATACGGCATCCGCCAACGTCGTCAAGAGGGTGCCATGACACTCGCGCTAATCAGCAACGGGGATCTGGGCGGCCTCGCTAGGACGAAGATCAATGCTGGCCTGACCCAGCGCAACAACATCAAGGCGCTGAATATCCGCGACTTCGGGGCGACAGGCGATGGCGTGACCGATGACAGCGCCGCCATTGCGTCGGCAATCACGGCGTCCAACGCCCTGCAGTTCTCGGATGTCACGCCTGTCATCTACGCGCCTGGGGGTGTCTACAAGCTGGGCACGACAACCCTGCCGATCTTCAAGGGCGGCGGCGCGGTCGTCGGGGATGGCCAGAACAAGACCTATTTCCAACTGACGCCAAGCTATAGCGGCGATGTGTTCTCGTGGTCGGAAGCTTGGTACTTCAACGCCTACAACAACATCGACCATGTCAGCGGCAACAGCCGCGATATTCCAGCCGGGCCGGCTGTGCGCGATTTCTCGATATTCGGCGACCGCACCAACAACGCCAACCAGATCGCGCTTGGCCTGTATGACCGATGCGACAACGTGCAGTTCAGCGATGTGCAGGTGGGATGGTGTACGCGGGGGCTTTATATCGGCGCACCGAAGATACAGGTGCAATCTTACAATCGAGAAAGCCATTACCGGAACCTGAAGTTCTGGTACTGCGGCACGACAACGATCCCCGCCGTGGAACTGACCACGACCGGCGCTGGCGATACGACCAACCAGCTTGTCTTCAATGACCTGAACATCTTCGGATCGCGTGGCGTCAGCCTCTGGTTGCGCGGCAATCCTGGGGCGGCGGTTCGCCTGTGCCGGTTCTATGGCCTGCGTGTAGAGAACATGATCGGTTCCGATGGCGCTGACATGATCATGATCGGCGATCCGACCATGACCGGCTTCATTCGAGACATCTATTTCTGGGGCCTTGAGGCGATCGTCGGACCAGCCAGCTTCGCCAACCTGCGCCTGACCGCTAATAGCGGACCAAACATGCCGTTTCTGATTGGCGTCCATGGCGGCATCGTCAATGGCGGCGCGGTCGGCATCGCCGTCGATTATGGCCGCTCGCTAGCGTTCGAACTCGATGCGCTGTCTGGGACAACAGCCGGCATTACCATCGGCGCTAACACATCTGGCCCGATCTATCTCAACGGATACGGAAGCGAGGAGTTCTGGGTCAAGACGGTTGCCAACGCCAACGTGCAGGCCGGCATCCGAATGCCGACGAACAATGCCATCGAGACGGCAACCACGGCGGTCGATCCGATCAGCCTTGCCGACGGCGCAGGGCAAACGATCAACGTCAACGCGGCCGGCTGTCGCTACAAAGACTTCGCCATGGTGTCATTCGATCAGGATCTGCTGGGCATCACGCTGACGGCGTGGTGCGCGACAGATGTCGTCAAGTGCCGGTTCCAGAACGAGACCGGGGGCGTCATCGATCTGGCCAGCGGAACGCTGCGCGTCAAAGTCATCAAGAGTGCGACATGAAGGTCATCGTCACCAAGCACGTCAACTTCCACCGGCCCGGCACCCCGATCACGTTCGAGGTTCCGGCCAAAACCTATCCGCAGATTCTGCCGCGCGATGTCAGGGACCACGTCATAGCTACCGGCGCCGGTTACCTCGTCGAGCACGAGCCTGGGCAGAGGGACGGCGGCGTTGCCGCCTTGATCGCGCGCAAGCAAAGGAGCGCCTAATGGCCAAAGCAACCACTGAAGTCTTCGCCGAGATGGTCGTCGAATTCGAAACGACCGGCGGCGCACTACCCGTCGCCCAGTTGATCACCAGCCTGACTGCCGCCAACCCATCGATCATGACGGTGCCGACCATCGGCGCCTTCCTGCTGAACGATGTCATCACCATCAGTGGACTCGGCGGCGCACTGTCGGCCAAGAACGGCACCTATAAGGTCGGTATCATCACCGGCAGCACATTCCCGGTCCAGGCCAATGCGCCCGGCACGGCATTGGATCTATCCGCAGCCGGTGCATTGCAGACGCAGACCCTTCAGCCGGGCATGACGGTTCAGCCTGCCCTCGGTGCGGGTCTGGTGTGGTCGAAGATCTGCGGCATCACGTCCCGCACGGTCAATCGTACGACCACGATGCAGTCGACCGAGGTGCCGGATTGCTCGGACGAGACGCTGCCCAACTACATCGAGAAGAGTGTCCAGTCCCTCGAGGAGACGATCAGCGGAACCGGCGTGTGGGCGGCAGAGTCGCACGGCACGATGATCAACTGGTGGCGGTCGGGCCAGCGCAAAGGCATCCGCATCACCAACGTCAAGGCCATCACCGGCACCATCCAGACGGAATACGGCTACGCCTATCTGACGCAGTTGAACAACGCCGCCGTGAAGGGCGCCAAGGTAACCTCGGACATCCAGATCGAGTTCGACGGTCTGCCGCTGGTGGGCTTCGCGTAATGATTGGTCAGGCTGTCCGTCTCATCTGGCCCGGTGGCGAACACGACTTCAAGTTCGGCATCGGGGAACTGCGCGCGCTGGAGCAGCGGCTCGACTGCGGTTGCACGATGGTCCTGGCGCGACTGTTCAAGGGCGAGTTCAAGGTTGACGACGTGTATGAGGTTCTGCGTCTCGGGCTCCAGGGCGGCGGCATGTCGGAGCGCCAGGCGATCAAGATTATCGAGAGCGCTTACCCGCACGCCAACATGTTTGATCTCGCGGTGACGGCGGCGAACGTCCTTGTGCAGTTCATCTCCTGGCCGAAGGGCGAGGACGCGGACGAACCGGAGGAACCAAAGTCGGGGGAAGATCCGGCGACGACGAGCAACTCAAGCCCCTCGCCAACGGAAAGTTCCGATGGTCAAGGTTCGTCG